TATGTCTTGCCTGCGCCAGTGGTTTTGTGAGCAATAGGTTTGTCATGCTTTACTGTACCACCAGACGCTTTACGTGCTGTCTTGGCTGATTCAATAAAGTCTTGTTTGCTTGGAGCGCCAGCACTGCCGACCTTGCGCATGCGCTCGCCAGAGCCGTGCTTGATACGCTCTTGTTTAGCGTGGATGTTTGCGTATAGTCCGCGTTTGGTTGCCATGTGATCTCCGTAAGTTAGGGCTGGTCTATTCCCAGCAGTCAGTCTAAGCGTCCTTAAACAAGTGCAGAGCTTTTTAAAGCCCGCTAGGAGCGCTTCACAGCGAGTCCTATATCTAACTATACAGAAATCACTTCTTTTCCGCCCTAGCTTTTTCCGCCAGTGCTTCGTTCTCTTGCTTGGCTTGTTGCACGCGCCCGAGGGCCTCGTTGACCATCATGCGTGTCATTGCGCCAGCCAATTCATGACGACGTGCTTCTCTGCGAGCTTCGCTTTCTGCTTTAGCTTGTTCGTTAGATAGCTTGTTAGCTTCCATCATTTTGTTTAATAGATCACTCACTTGCAGACTCCTTTGGCGCGCAGGTTGCGTTCTTGATTGCGGTTTCCATCGCTTGCTTGGTTGCGATCAGGCGTGGAATTTGAGCCTCGAGTTGGGTTGCGATGCGGTTGATGTAACCAACTGCTACAACGGCTGGGGTTTGGTGTGGATTGTTTAGTGCATTGAGTAAGCCGTTCCACTCGCGGATGTTCATCTCTACGGTTGCTGGATCATCATGGATATCAATTGTTTGCTCTTGTTGTTGGTCGCTCATTTTTTACCTTTCTTTACTTTGAAAAAATTGTCTCTTGCTTCTAATTTAACTGGGTCTGTGCAGTACTCATTGAGTTCAAACACGCGAGCGTGCATGTCGTTCAATTCCCAAAAACGCATCTTGGCAATCATCATCAAACCAAGGATGGTGTTACCTACTTCGTCCTCAGTCATCGGGTATTTTGCGTCGCCATGGTATTTGTAGAAGGTCTGGAGATCGTCCTCAATCTGCTGGGCCTTCATGATGGCGTTCTCTAAATCGTAGGCTGTGTACTCTTTCATTTACCGCACTCCTTGTCTGTATCAACTATCTTCATACGTTTTTGTATCTCGCGTTCAATATACCAACGCGCTTTGCGTAGGTCTTCGATGGGGTCTGCTTTAAGGTCAGCACGCCAAATATATTTTAAAGCATTGCCAAGGTTAAAGCCCATGTGCTCTGTAATCTGAATGCAGTCGATGCCCGATGGATGGCTGGTGTAATGCTTAGGTTTGTTCACTGCGTCGTGCATGCTTTCTCCTTAACTCGTTTTCTACTGCCAATACTTCTTCTGCTGTTTCACAAACCCATAGTGTTGTTATGTCGGGGTATTGGCTGGTGTCGATATCCTCGACGCCTGTCAATGTTTCAATAATTGGGTAGCCTTTGTAGTTTCTTTCTATAACAAAATGACTCACAGTCTTAGCTCCACTTTAATAAATTCAATGCCTTTTTCTAAATGATACCTAAAAAACTTCTCGGTAACGCCAATGTCTTTGTTGCTCTGTCCCAATAAAAACGCCTCAATAACCATGCGTTGTTTTGCAGGCATGCGCTCCTCGATGATCCTGTAAATATCAATCAAGTCGTCCATGTCCCACGGCACCCAGCCCTCGTTGGATTTGTTCGATGTAATGCTCTCAGCATCGTCTGCCTCGAGCGGATCGATTTCTTCGTCAGATAAGCGGGGATTAGCGCAGTTTACTTTGTGAGTTATTTTTATTGTTCTCATAAGATCTAATTATACAAACTTCAATGATTCTAAAAGGGCATCTTGCAAATTTATTTTGCCCTTCAACACTTTTACTACTTGTTCGTCGATACTATTAGACACCACTAGATGGTGTATAATAACCGGCTTTTCTTGCCCTTGGCGGTAAATACGCGCGTTGGCTTGCACATAGTTTTCCGAGGACCACGGTAAATCAAACCACACCGTTTGGGCTGTTTCACCAACGTTGCACTGTAGATTGAGACCGATCCCTCCTGACTGGGGATGGGCAAGGAGCATACGAATCTCGCCACGACGCCACGACGCAATGTTGTCATCGTCCAGCACCACAGCTTCGGGAAACTGGAGCCTGAGTCTTTGGAGGCTATGTTTGAAATGGTAGAACACCAGTGTTGGGGAAGAAGACTCTTCCATGATCGACTCAAGGCGTTCCAACTTAGCACTGTGTATTTCCTGCGCCTCTCCGTCTTCGTTATAAACTGCGCCCGAGGTGAACTGGAGTAACTTGCCCGCCAACGCGGCTGCTGTTGGAGCCGTGATGACTTCCTTACCGATGTTAGCAACCATGTCTTTTTTAAGTTGTTCATACTTTTGCCTGTCTTTATCACTTATTTCAATTTGCTGGTAAATCGAAGTAAGCGGTGGTAACTCAAGATAATCTTCAGCTTTAAGACTAAAACAAATATCTGAGATCTTATCTTTAATAGTTTTATCTGCATTTTCTCTAATCTTCCAACTGTATATAACTCTGGTCTGCCTGTTCATTTGATCGGGCATCATGTACTTGTCCCTGAATTTTGTTAGGGTCTTCTCCAAGCGTTCCCCTAAATCCAAGATGCCAACCTGTGACCACAGGTCTGCCATCCCCTGTGGGGTTGGCGTACCAGTAAGGATAATACGGCGCTTGAATGTCTTGAGATGTTTCTTGAGCGCTTTGAATCGCTTGGTGCTCGGATCCTTGAACCGACTGCTCTCGTCGATTATGAGATTGCCGAACTTTACTAAGTTCTGCTCCAAGAGCCATGTCAAATTCTCGAGATTGACTACGTATATATTCGAAGAGCTCTTCAACGCTTGTAATCTCTGAGACGGTGTTCCCATTACCTTTGCGATTTTTAGATCTTTTAGGTGTTCCCATTTTGATGCTTCCTCCATCCAGACTGATTCTGCAACGCGCTTAGGCGCGACGATAAGTGTTGTGCCTTCAAACTGCTCCGCCAGTATCGTAAGTGCTGTTGTGGTTTTACCGAGGCCCGGCTCAAGATATAATCCTAAATTAGGAATAGTTTTTGCCTTTTCAATAATTCTTAATTGATAATTATGAAGTTGGTTTCTTTTCAGCATTTTCATCATTCATGTTTGTTTCTCTTGTCTCGGTTTTGTTTTTTGGTTAACAACTGCAGGTTCCAAGGCACGTGCAAACCCGATACCTTTTCACCATTCATTGGCACAATGTGATCTACCTCCCACTCTTGGCCAGTGAAGTCTTTTAGTATCTTAGCCCTGCGATACCATACCTTTATTTCTTCTTCAAAAACATCTTTGATCCATTTTGGCTTACGTTGTCTGCGTTTAGCGCGAACCTTTGCGGCTGATGCGTTCATGCTATCGCGGTTATCATCTTGCCAATCTCTGATACGCTTTTTTTCTGAATCAAACTTATCAGGATGACGCCAAAATTCTACAAAGTATTTTGTTTTCCAATATATATTTTTACCGTACCCCCAAAATCGATAACCATCATCTCGCCAATCGCCCATTTTAAAAGGCGCGCCCGTATCAGGGTTTAAGCGCTTCACGAATAAAATCCTCCACGTCTTCTTTTGATCTTATGATGTGTACTGGAAAGCCTGCCTCACCGAGCTCGTCGAACACGACGAGTTGCCGTGGGGAGAGTTTGCCCGTCGACGTTTTGAGTTCCACTAAAAATATCTTTTGGTTTAGGATTACTATCCTGTCGGGGACTCCCGTTATTGTGCTGAGCCATTTGTAAGAGAGCCCCGAGCACTTTTTGATTGAGCTCGTCAGGTACCTTTCGATTGCGCTTTCCGCTAGCTTCATACTGCTGTATTCCTTTTAGGATCTGAGTAAAAATGTATTCCGTAATGTAGGCGCGAACTTCTTCGCCAATCTCTTCCTCGCCCATCGCCTCAAAGACACGCTCGCACAAGTGCACAGATTCATGGCACACAGTCGACTGCAGGTAGAACTCATTGTTCTCGTCCTCGCACTCATCCAAATTAAAGATCGCAATGATCAAAGACTTTTTATTGTCCGTGATGTAGTGCGTCTCGGCGATGCCTGAATCGAGCGCGGTAATTTTTTGAGCGATGTTGTGGTCTTTCAAAATCTGCCGAAAGTCATCCTCGTTAAAGCACAGCTTGATGTTCGCGGGGAACATCGGGATAGGAATACTGAAGTAGTTGTACTTTGTCTTTTTCATTTGAAGAACTTTGTGATGAAGTGAAAACGAGAACGCTTAGCCTTTTCCTGCGCGATGTGTTCTTTCAATAACGCGATTACACCGATTTCAATAAGTTTACCCATTGTGTATTTATTGGCATCAATGTTGTAAG